CTGGAATGCATTCTCTTGGGTCTAATGTCTTGAATCTCTGGTTGCCTTCTTCATCCACTCACTGGACCTCATAGCCAACTCCAAAAGTCAAAGCATCTTCTAATAGTTGCGTGTCTTCTGCGCCAACATCGTTATAGTTCAGAATGTTCTGGATTTCTTCAATATCTTCATCTGAACTATAGGTGATATCAATACCAGTTAGATAACCAGAGTATGTTGTTACGATATTATCGCAGAAATTAGTTACGATTTTGTTGTTAGGCTTACTTTCATCGTTAACTGTCTTTCGCATAATCTCTTGATTACCTTTGAAGTATTGGTATCTCTTTTCCAATTGCGGTAACTCACGAGTTTTAAATGACTGGATTATTTCCGCAATCTTCATTTCAGTTAGTTTTTCATCTCGTGAAATAAAATACATTATAAAACCTCCTAAATCCCTAATAATTTTTTATCAAAGGTTCGTAGCTTCTTGTTGCTATAAATATCGGAATAAGCATAGCGCAGTCCGTCTATCGCATGCGAGAACTCATGCGTCATCTTATCCGTATATTTCTCTGTCTTCTTATCTTTAATATAAGAAAAGTTCTCCAATTCATTGATTAAGTTCTTACACTTAGGGAGAACTATAATTTCTAAGTTCTGTAAGAAACTAATCCCAGCTTCAACGCTATCTGGGCCTTTAATACAAGCTACTGTATTAAATCCTTTTCGCCTAAAGAAATCTATTGAGCGTGGTTCACTCGCGTCCATGTATATCTTCTGGTGGCGCAACTCCATCTTCTCCATTTGCGCGGCTACCTCGTCAAGTTGCTTTCCAGAAGCATAAAACTCATTGAAAACATAAATGCGCTTTCCCGCTTCATCATAGAAAGTATCTACAATAGTAGTTGGGTCAATCCAGCCTAAGTCACTACCAGTTCTACGCTTATATCCAGAAGCAATCAAATCTGCAATCTTAAACTCTTCTGCGCGCCAATTATTAAAGACTAATCCCTCTGGGTCATTACCCCAATTACCCAATCCATAGATATTCCAGCGCCAAGGATTTCTCTCCCTATAACTCTCAATTGCTTCAATATATTCTTCTCTTAAGAATGGATTATCCTTATAAGTAGTCTCGCTAAAATAAAGGTTCTTAGGCGGGTTCGCCACGCAGAAATTATAAAGTCAATGATTAGAACTAATAGGGTTAAATGCTGCTATAATCTGTTGCGCTGGCGCCTTGCCACGCATACGCAAATCCAGCTGTTGGAACTTACTCTCTTCAACCTCAAATACCTCTTCAATAAAGATAGTAGAAATATCCGCAAGAGAAAGTAGCTTAGTCTCTTCATCCAAACCCAAGAAAATAATCTCACTTCCATTAGGAAACTTAATATCCATATCTGTTTCTCTAATCTTGCATTGTTTTATAATCTTCCAAGAGGAAAGGACATCTTTAAAAGTTTGGAAACAGCTATTGCGCAAGGTGGTAGCGTAGCGTCTACAAACCGCCACTCTTATTCCGCCTTGGCGCAAACAGCGCAATATAATCTTCTGAGTTATGAAGAAAGATTTACCGCTACCAGCACTGCCCTTATAGAACTCATATCTATGGCTATAATCCTCCAATAGAGGAAATAGTTTAGGAGAGAACATGCGGCGGCTGATGTGTAAGTTAATTGTATTTGCCACGATTTTTTTAATCCTCAATATCTACTTTAATATCTACTGTTTGATTTATGTCTGCGTTTACTATAGTTTTCTCTAAGCCTAATTGCTTCTGTAAAAGAGAAAGCGCTTTAAGCCTATTTGCTTCACTATCTGAATGGAAAGCTATATTAGAAAGTTCAGAAGCTATGCGCTCAAAGTTTACAAACTGCGCCTCATACATCATCTTCTGGAGCCTTTCAATCTCTTTCTTTATTTCTGGCTTCTGGAGTAGCTTATGCCCCATAGTCCGAGCAGAAGTTCTATTTTCTGTAGTGCTTGCCGCCATATAGGCTTCTGTAGCATTGAAGTGTTTAATATACTCTTCACAAAATGTTCTTTGTAGCTGAGTGAGTCCATCTGGACCCTTAACTGATGCATTATTTGTTCTTCCAGTTCCCATATGAACTACCTCCTAAAGAGAATAAAAAAAGGGCAATACTTTTTAATCAGTATTGCCCTTAAAACTTTACTGCGCGAAGTAGTAAATAACATCATCATCTGTAATTTCTGCTTCTTCCTCTTCGGCCCATTCAATAATACTATCAACAGTATCAATAACTTCTTTTTCAGATACTTCTGGATACATATCCATAAGCTTACCAATTACTCTATCTTTATTTACCATATTCTTATTCCCTTTCCTTTTATTCAAAATATTCCCAATTCTCTTCAATCTCCACATTATCACAATC